CGAAGGGCTATAAGAAGGACCGGCAGGACGAGGCCACCCGCCATGAGATGGAGGCCTTGGCCGCCGGAGTGCAGATGCAGCCCCCGGCCGATCCGGTGGTGCCGGCCGACAAGATCGACAGGGCTGGCAATGCCGCCGATTCTGCCGCAGCCATGAAGTCCCTTGGTCGATCAGGGTCATCCATTCAAGAGAAGGCCCCCGTTGCGCCTGCCCGTGGGTTCGCCGGGAACGACCGCGCCGGCATGGCCGCCGCACGACGAAAGGGCGAGCGGTACAGCGAGCCAGCCGAGGCTCCGCTGCCAGGCGAAGAAACGCTGCCGCCAGGCGTTGCCGCATGGAATCACGACAGGGCCCAGAGCGGCAAGAGCGGCCTTGAGGAACTTCGCCGTGCCTACGACATCGAGCAGGCCACGGAGCCGACAGGGCAGGACTTTGCCGCATGGCTGGAGTCGCACGGCTTAAAGTCCGACACACATCCGGTTAAGGCCGGCGAGATTCTCGACAGCATCCTCGCGGACAACCTCGCCCGCTTTCCGAACCACGACCCCCGTGGCGACGTTGGTGGCGACGACCCCCGCGTCAACAAGGACGACAACTCCGTTCTGACTGGTCGTCGGGCGCTTGCTGACGACACTGACACGCAACTCATGTCTCCCGAGCAGCGGCGAATGGTTGGCTCGCACAGCGACGGCACCCCGAGAACGGCCCGTGGCGGGCAGTATGTTTGGGACCAATCCGCCGCAGACGGTAAGGGCGCATACGTTCCCCGAGGGTTCGACAAGGGCCTTGCCGATCAGGCCATGCGCGAGGGCAACGTCCGCAAGGAGGCCATGGCGTATGGCATCGACCACCGGGCCTATGGCGACAACGAGGCTCAACTACGGGCCGACGTTGGGGCTGCCCGCAAGCGGTTCCAGCAGTTGGGTAAGTCTTATGACATGGCCCAGGTCGAAGGGGGAGGAACGAGGCTTGCCCCCAACGCCAAGACGAACGAGCGCATGCGGCAGATGAAGGAAAACCAGTTCGTCAGCACGATGACGAAGCGGTTTGCCCAGGAGTTCACCCAGCGTGGCGTTGCCCCGGCTCAGATCGGCAAGGCCATTCGGGATGCCTATCGGGAGGGGCTGGCGCTCGGCAGCAACTCGGACGACCCGCACCTTGCGGCAATTCAGCATGTCAACGAGAACCTGCTGGACAGCGTTCGCAACCAACGAGAGGCCACCCTCCAGGCTGCCGTCAATCAGCGCGCGGACCAGCAGAACCGCGCTCAGGCTTTCGGGATGCCAGTCGGAATGGTCCGGGCTTTGGACACCCTCGGCGCGGCCCGCTCGCCCCAGGAGCAGGTCAACGCACTGTCAGTGTTGCACGCCACCGCCCCGATGATGGGATTCGACCGCATGGCGGCCATGCTGCTTCGTGGCCAGGTCGAGTCGAGCCAGTTGGCGCAGTGGGCCCAGATGCAGGGGGCCAAGCCCAACGGCATGGCTGCGCTGGACAAAGACCTTGGCGACGTTCAGGGCGGCCCGGTTGGTGCCGACACGGTGGTCAAGGCTCAGGCTATCGCCCAGCGGTCAGCCGGGCAGAACGCTACCCCGGATCAAGTCATTGCCCAGCGAAACATGATCTTGCAGCCAAAGGCTAGTGAGATTGCGCAGCGAGACAACGCAAGCGCTGAAGAAATAAACATGCTCCGTCAGGTGACCGATGGCATGAGCGCCGCCGAGTTCTATCGGTATCTCGGCCTGGACCCCAACGACCCCAGGTCCTGGCGCAAGTACGAGGACATCACGAAACGTCCCGCGCGAAGCATCTGGCAGCGCGGGTATGACACCGCAGTCGGCGTCGGCGGCGCGGTCGGACAAGGCATCGCCAGCGGCATCTCGGCCATCCAAAACGCTACGCCAGGCACGGCCGCGTGGGCTGGCCAGCAGGAAGAGCCCTTTAGGCCATGACCTATGACCTTGGTTACAGCAGTGAAACCAAGACTCCTCGCCAGGCTAGACGCGCTCCGATAGGTTACGGAGACGACTACTACGGCGAGGACGAGCCCGTCATTGCCAATGGCATGCCACTCGGCATGCGGAACGAACTGCTCGACAAACTTGGTGGCCAGACCACCCAGTTCACTCGGACGCTGTTCGACTGGATCAACACCCCAACCTCATACGCCCTGGATGCGCTGTCCGGCAAGCCAATCGGCTCCGGCACCACGGGCGAGAAGTTCTTGGATGAGGCCGGGCTTCTCCCCGAGAAGGAGACGCTTTACGGCCTGGCACGACCTTTGGCTTCGTTCGGCGTCGAGGCGGCAGTTGACCCGCTCAACCTCGTCACGTTTGGGACGGGTGCCGTATCTAAAGCGGCGCGTGCTGCTAAGGCCGCGAACATATTCACCGACGCCCAGCGTGCTGCCTCCAGGGCGCTGATCGACAACGGGGCGGCTCTGGGGAATTACGGGCAAAACGCGGCCGACACGTTCAAGGCGCAGTTTGGCAAGGGGCTCGATGACCTGACGGACGCTGACCTTGCAGCCAGGCCGCTGGTCGGGCCCCGAGAGGCACGGAAAAGCCTGAACCTTGAGCAGTTGGTCAACGCCCAGGACGATAGCCAGAAGGCTATAGACGACATCAACGATTACCTGTCCCGATACGGCCAGTCCTACGCGGACGTAAAAGGACAGAAACTGGGCGGCGACATAGGGTTCCGGCTCCCGTTCACGGACACCTCTGCCGTCTTCAATGTCCCCGGGCTTGGCGACTCTTTTGCCAAGGGGCTCGACAGGGCAGGCCAGTTGACTCGCTGGTCCCTGCCGGGCCGGTACGCCTACTCCATGTTCGACAGGAACGTGGCTGGCGCGACGGACGAGGGCGGCCAGATCATCGCCAAGCAGATCACATCGGCGGATCAAGCGGCCGAGGCACTGGCTCGTCGCAAGGCTGCCGACCTCATGCAAAGCCTCCCTGAGTCGGCATACACGCCACGGGTTGGCAACGCCCTCAGGAATGTCATCGAGGGAACGGCGGACGCGGCAGAGCAGGCCCTGGTCAGCGGCGACAGAAGGCTGTCCGACTTCGTGGACAACTGGCGTCGGGAGGCCGCGACCTACCTAGACCGCAGCCGGCAGGCGGGCATCGGTTCCGCCGCCCTTCAGGACAAGTTCGGGACCAAGTATTTCCCACGGTTTCTTGACGACGACACGTTCGGGAAGGCCGCCAAGAACGTCGGCGCTGGCAAGAACTTCTCGGTAATGACCGGGGATCAACTCGCTAGGGCCAAGGCATTCAACGTCCCTGGCGGCACGAAGACGCTACAGGAGTTGTCCCTGGACAGGCAGGTCGCAGGGCCCGGAAGGCTGAAGCCAACGGACAGGGAGGCGGCCGAATACATCAAGGCCAAGTTGGACATGAGGGCTGCCATGATGGGCAGCACGGAGAAGTACAGCCTTCAGTCGGCGTACAAACTCGCCCGCACGCTTCAGAACATCGAGCCCGAGGCCATCGCCAAGAAGTACCCGATCTTCGGCCAGCACCCGGTCGAGAACATCGCCAAGTACTTCGCCGGCCGGGAACGGGCTATTTCGCGGGCCAACGCCCTTTATGACATCCTGGGCAGTTCGGCTACCCGGAACAACTACCTCGACTCGGCCGACCAGATTCCACTGCGGCAGGCATTCCGAGACCTGAAACTCAAGTCAACGCCGGTCGCCTACCAGAACCTTGTCTCGGCAACGCCGACGCCAACGGCCTTTGAGGGGGCCAAGCAGCAGATTCTGGACCGCCTCCAGGCCAGGGCCGGCTTCTCCGGGGTGGACCTCGATGAACTCAAGAACATCAGCATCAACCAGAGCCTGATGGATAGGCTCAATCGCGTTGCCGACTTCTATCAGTACCCCGAGTCGCAGAGCAAGGTGCTGAAGTTATTCGACAACATCACGCAGATATGGAAAGGCTCGATCCTCAGTTGGCCCGCCCGATTTGCGCGTGACTGGATGAGCGGCATGTTCTCAAACGTGCTGGAGGTGGGCAGCCCTCAGGACGTTATGCGTGGCTACGCGGGCGCTAGGTTCCTGACTCAGGGCCAGTGGGGCGATCTCGACGGCATCCTGTCGGCCGCACCACGCTACGCCGGCATGCAAGCGGCATCACGAAAGCGGACCTTCCTTAACGACCTGGCTGCCGGAGGTGTGCTTTCGGGACGCCGATTGACGGACCTGGGCGAGGAGTCTGCCGCCAAGGCCGCTGGCACCGGCATCCGCGACGAGTACCTGCCTGGCGTCTCACCGCAGACCACGCTCGGCTACCAGATCACCGACGCTCTCTCGGGCCGCACGCCACTCCCCGCCAGCCGTGCCGCCTATTCGGAACTGGGCAAGAACTGGCGAGGGTTCTTTGGCATGGGGACGATCAACCCCAACAAGAAAATCCGCGACGAGATCACCAATCCGATCCTGCGCTGGTCGAACAAGTTGGGCGACAACACCGATACGATCAATCGGGCGGCCGGATACATAGGCCTCATCCTTCAGGGGGTGAGCCCAGAAGCGGCTGCGAGACGGATCAAGGATGCGCACGTTGACTACTCATCATTGACCAAAGTTGAGCGTGAGTGGTTCCGCCGCGTCATGCCCTTCTGGTCCTATACCTCTCGCATTGGGAATTACGTCACCAGAAACCTGCTGGATGACCCAGGCGGGCGAATGTTCCAGTTGGGCATCAGGCTTCCCGAGCGTATTGCCGAGAACTCCGGCGGCGAAGAGTACGTCCCCTCATCGATCCGCAGCCGCTATGGCCTTTCCCTTGAGCCCATGAGGGACATCCCAATCATCGCGGACGCCATTAACGCCATTGCCCCAAGGAAGGAAGGCACATCGGCGTGGCTCGCCGACATCGACCTCCCGGGCATTGACCAGTTGAACCAGATCAAGGTTCAGACAACGCTTGAGGGCAAGCCAAAGGTCCTGCCGTCCGCCTGGAGTACTTTCCAGAGTTTCGCCGGGCAGGGCTTGAACCCCATGCTCAAGACAGGGCTTGAGGGGCTGACCGGCCAAGACTTCTACACCATGCGATCCAAGCAAAGCAGCCCGGCTACGCTTCAGGTGCTTGGGCGGCGGGCTGGGTTTGTCCCGCATAGTCTGACGGATAGGGCTCTCGGGCTGGTGGACCCGGCAGTGCAACTGGCACCGTTCGCCCCACGGGTTCTGCAAACGGCTCGCAGGCTGACTGATCCCAACATCGAGTCCATGCCTGCCGCAGCGGCTCAGGCCGCCTTCAACGCCCTGACTGGCGTCAAGGTCCAGAACATTACGGACGACATCAAGCGATGGGACGCACTGGAAAAGATCAAGGAATCCCTCGCAGGAGACCCCAACCTTCGCGTCTTTGAGCAGACCTATATCCCCGAAGAGGCCCGGCCATTCACGGACCCGGAGGTGCTGGAACTGTATGACCTCCAGCGCCAACTCAACCGCGAGCAGCGTGGTCGAAACCCCAAGGGCAAGCGGAAGAAGCGGGGTCCAAACGACTTCTACAACCCGCTCAACTACTGACCGGGATCGACGGGGGCGAGACCACCTCCTGGGCGACCTGAGTCCTGTCCACATAGAACCTGTAGGCCAGCCCAGCGGACAGTTGGCCCAGGAACCTCCCGGCCGACCCGGGCTGCTGAATCTCGCAGTGCGTTGCCCCCGTTCGTCTCAGCCACTTGGGCGTGCCCTCCACGCCGGCGCTTTTGCACAGTGCCTTGAAGTGCTCACGCAACTGCTTCTTGCAGATCGCCCACGCAAAGAACGTCTTGCCGTCACCAATCGACGCCAGTTTGTTGAGGTCCGCCACGCACTCGGCCGTGAGTCGCTTCGGCACCGGCACCCCGGTCTTGTTCTGGGTGATGTACAGCCGATCTCCCTGGAGTTGCCGGCAGTGCAGCGACAGCAGGTCGGAGAACCGCAGGCCGGTCTCGTAGCCCACTCGCACCCACGCCCGGAAGAACAACTCCATGGGGCAGCGGCTTCGCTTGAACTTGCTCTTAATCGTGCGCGTGGCATGAATGAGCGCAGCCATCTCGTTCATCGTCCACGCAACCGGCGGTCGAATGCGGGGCTTGACTCTCACCACACGTTTCGGATAATGCTCCGTCAACCCGAGATCGGCCGCGTGCTTCCACAGCGTCACGGCCATTCGTCGGTAGTTGCTCCGCGTGGTAGGTGATTGGCCAAGGCTGGCCAGCCAGCGGTTGCAAGTTGCGTCTGTCAGCGTCAAAGGAGTGATGCCGGCCGCCTTCATTGACCGCGCCACTCGATGGAGTGCTTCGCGGTATCCAGGCGTGACGGTTCTCTCGTCACAGTAGCAGGAGGCTATCTCGTTCATGGATGTGTCCCCGGTTGTTGGGACAAACGTAGTAGTGGCCACGGAGGGTCCGAACCCCCCTTGCTCCCCCAGTGGGGTGGCGCACCCCGGCAAGGATGGTCAGTCCAGTTCCGGTTATGACGCGCCCGCAGTGGGGAATGACACCCGGCTTCATAAGCCGGGTGTCGCCGGTTCAAGTCCGGCCGCCGCTACTACATTTGTCCTTGGTGAATCGAACAGCGAGTACCACTCCGACAAGGCGTGGTTCTCTAAATCCCAACTCTGGGACCTCGTAGACCGAGGCCCCGAAGTCTTCTTTGCGCGGCACATCGCCGCCACGGACAAGCATTCGCTCGACACCCCCTCGATAGCAAGGGGTAGGCATGTCCACTTATGGTCCGAACTAGGACCGGACGCCTTCTGGAATCTCGTAGTCGAGATACCTGAGTCCGCTCTGGGCGCTGGTGGCAGGCGCACCAAAGCAACGGAGGAGTTTGAGAAGACACTCGCTCCGAATGCCATTCCGCTGAAGAAGGACGAGATCGCGTCCTACAAGCAGCAGTTCGCCCGCATGATGGCGAACGAGGCTTTCAGGGAACTCACTGAGGCCACGACTCACCGTGAGGCCTCGATCCGGTGGCGGGACGTATCGGGCCTGCCGCTCAAGTGCCGGCCGGATGCCCTGACGCCGAAGGTCTGCTGGGACATCAAGACCACATCTGAGGTCAAGCCGCTCACCACGTTCTGGAAAAGCGTGATTGATTACGGCTACGCCTTTCAGGCAGCCCATTACCTGGCCGGTTGCCGTGCCGCCGGCCTTGAGGTCGAGGAGTTCGTCTTCCTCGTCACCTCCACTGTCTTTCCCTACCGCTGCCATGCCGTGCGTCTTCCGCAGCGGCTTCTCGCAAGGGCAGAGGTGCAACTCCGCAGGACCATCGCGGAGGTGCAGATGCGAATCGAGTTCAACCATTGGGAGCCCGCTGACTCAGGCCGGGTGACCGAGTTGTTTGTGCCTGAGCGTTACATGGAGGAGGAGAGGAATGCTTTTAGACCAGCACTACCCTGGGTGCAGTAGTTCACCCGACATCGGGGACTTGATCCAAGCCTTGTGCAAGGCTCAGTCCGAATACAAGCCCGTAGCCCGTTCAGCCAAATATGACTTGGGCAACAAGTCGTATCGCTACTCGACATGGGCAGACCTGTGCGCGGCAATGTATCCGGCCCTGCACAAGAACGGCTTGGTGTTCATCGCACGCCAGACCTTCACGCCTAACGGCTGGGTGATGGTGGGCACTATCGCCTACGGAAAGACAGGACAGTGGATCACTTCCACCTGCCCGATCCGTGATGTGGTGGACGGCTACGGGACCAGGGCCGACAGCCAGTCGTTTGAGATCGGCTGCACCTATGCCCGCAAGACGGTGTTCCTGTGCATGGCCGGTGGCTGGGCGGTGGGCGAGGAGCAGCAGGAGCAGGAGTCCGCACAGGAGCCTGCCGCTGACCCGGAAGTCGCAGCCGATCAGGCCAAGCGTGAGGCCATAAGGCTCAAGGTCGAGATGGGCCTTGAGCAGTTTGCGAACAACGCTGCCAAGACCAAGCAGTTGTTCGCACGCATGGACGAGATGGTCGCTTCCGGCGAGTTGTCGGAGGCGGACTGCAAGTCGTTGAAGGAGAAGTACGCACCCAAGCCCTCACCAAAGAAGGAGATGGCAAATGCTAACTGACGAGCAGGTGGACGAACTGGAGCGGCTCATCATCTACAGCACGATGGACACGCTTCCATTGGTGCTGTCGAGGGCGATCCCGCTGTTGTTTGCAGAACTCAGGACCGTAAGGGCAACGCTTGATTCCAACGTCAACTCATTTCTAGGAGGGCTCACTGATGATCGCGGGGGAAATGGATTTCCTGTCCGACCCAATCAAGGAGGCGATATTGCGGGACTACCTGTCGGGCATGAGCCTGTGGCGGGTGGGCACCAAGTACCACTGGATCAAGAAGAGGGACTTGCGGGCGATGCTGGCGGGACACATCCGGCCCAAGAACACGCAGCGGGTGGTGGACCCAGAAGAGGCCGAAATCGTCGCAAGAAGGGAGGCGGTCAAGGCATCGTGGACGGACGAGGTGGCGAGCCGCAGGTGGGTGGGCCGCTACCTGCCCCAAGCGGAGAGCCGGGGGTCCTGCCTATCGCGCCTCTTTCGGGAATTGGGGGGTGACGGCTGATGGTACAGAAGACTCCAACGTGCGCGGCACTGCCGCTGTTTGACCACAGGCTACGCGACTACCAGAAGGCCGCTCAGGTTGCCCTGCGCGCTGACTGGAAGGCAGGCCACACGCGGCTGCTGCTGGAACTCCCGACCGGGTGCGGCAAGACCATGACGTTCGTCTTGCTGCCCCGGGCGGGGGCCCGGACCCTGGTGATCGTGCCCCTGATCGAACTAATTGGGCAAACGGTCTCGGCCGTTCGCAAGTTGAGGAACTGCGAGCCCGACATCGAGCAGGCCGATTTGTCTGCTGTGCCAGAGACCGAGTTCGTGGTGGCGTCCTGGCAGACACTTCTCAGGAACGACCGCTGGAAGAAGTTCATCGGCAAGGTGGACTTGGTTGTCGTGGACGAAGCCCATTGGGGGTTCACCGTCCAAGCCCGGGACGTACTTCAGGGGCTGGTGGACGGCGGGGCCAGGGTGCTGGGCTGCACGGCGACGGCCTACCGGGCTGACCGGGTGAGCCTGCTGGGGTTCTACGAGCGCATCTCGTATTGCTACGGCCTGCGGCAGGCGATTGACGAAGGCTACCTGTGCGAGCCACGGGTCAAGGTTCACTATGTCAAAAGCATCAACCTGACAAAGGCCGCAAAGAAGGCCAGCGCCGACTTCCATGCCGAGGAACTGGACCGCATCCTCCGCTCCGAGGAAGCCCTGCATGACATTGCAGGCCTCATCAAGGGAAACCATGTCCCTGGGCGTCAGGCCCTGGTGTTCGCCCACAGCGTCAAGCAGGCGACCCTGCTGAGGGACTTGCTCCTCGACCGCCACGGGCTGGTTGCCAGCCTTGTTCACTCGTACCAATCGGACGAGGAGTACAGGGATGAACTCAAGGCCTTCATGTCTGGTGAACGCGAACTCATCATCAACGTAGGCATCCTAACTACTGGTTGGGATCACCCTCCTGTCTCTGAAATCTTTATTGCCAAGCCGACTAAGGCTCTGAACAAGTACACGCAGATGATCGGGCGAGGGACCAGAACGCTGCCCGGGGTGATCGACGGCCTGGAGACGGTGGAGCAGCGCAAGGCGGCCATAGCGGCCAGCCAGAAGCCCTGCTTCGTGATCCACGACATCACGGACTCCAGCCGCTGCCACCAACTCTGCACGGCCATCGACGTTCTGAGCAGCCAGACCAAGGCAATCAACACCAAGGTCAGGGACAAGACCGAGGAGGAGGTCTCGCTGGAGGAGATAGACGCCGCCGTGGCGGCCGAGGTGGCTGCCGAGCAGGAGATTGCCCGGCTGGAGAGGGAGGCCGAGAGGAAGAGGCGTGCGGCCCTGGTGGTGGGCGTGGAGTTCGGCACTGAGGAGCGCGATCCGTTCGCTGTTGGCGACCGGAAGAACGCCCGCAGGCAGACATGGCGCATGCCCTTTGGCAAGTACAAGGGCCAACCACTGGACAGCGACGTTATCCCGAGCAGTTATCTGGAGTGGATGCTCCGCGAGGGCAAACTCACGCCAATGTGGCGGCAGGTCATCGAGGCGGCGGTGGCCAAGCGAGAGTCCAAGAAGATGTTTGACGAGAGTGGTTTGCCATGGTGACTCAAGGAGGAGATTTCATGGACGAGCAGCCGGAAGTGAAGTTGTCGTGGCACGAATATGCCATGGCATCGGAGGTAGGGCGTTTAAGGCAACTGGCATCCATAAAGGCTGGACTTATAGATCGACATGGATATGTCGGCAACGGATGGGCAGAGCACATAGAGGGGGCGCTGGGTGAATTGGTTGTAGCCAAGGTGCTGGGCATTTACTGGGACGGCTCTGTCAACACCTTCTCCAGAGATGACCTTCCCGGGGTGCAGGTCCGCACACGCAGCGAGACCTACTACGACCTGATCGTTAGGCCATGCGACCCAGATGACGCCACCTGGGTGCTGGTGACCGGCAAGTGCCCGTCGTATGTCGTGCGCGGCTGGATCGCCGGCAGTGACGCCAAGCAGCCCCAGTGGCTCAAGGACCACGGCAGCAGGCCGCGAGCCTACTTCATTCCGCAGGAGGCCCTGAGGCCGATAGTGGAACTTTGTGCATACAACAAAATTACAGGTTGACCCCACAAATACAACATAAAAACACGACCTGATCCGGCCTGCACTTCACTGTCTCCTGCTGCTCAATACACGCCGCCCGCATGTCTCAGCATCTGAGCCAGCCGGCCGCAACACCGAGCAGCAGGTGGCGAGGTCAAGGCTCAAGAGCAGGGCGTGAGGTAAGGCCCCGAGAGTAATTACCTCGGCCACCTGCCTCACGCCTGAACTAAAAGGGGGCCGGTCAGGTCGTGGTGACGAAGCCTTGTGAGGGGCCCGGTTTTCAGTGGCCGGCACACCTCTCATAAGTCACGGGATGACGGCCATACATCCCACACACGCTCTGTTGCGAAAGACTGTGGCCCGGCGAGAGGAGAGACCAGACGGCTACGGCCCGAGGGAGAAGCGATCTCGCCTGTCACGCTCCATAAACGTGACTGAGTAATCGGCTAGTTCGGTTTTGAATGGTGTGAATTGATTCAGCAGTGCCAGAGCCAGAGCCAGAGCATTTCCACGGAGGTTAGTTAGTGATGTCCGTCAGCAATGCAAAGACGATGCCCTTTGGAAAACACAAGGGTTTGCCAGTGACCGAGGTGAGCAGTTCGTACCTGAAGTGGTGCTATGAGTCCTTCCCTGAATGTCCTGACTTCATCGTGGATGAACTCAGTCGCCGTGGTGTCGAGACAGGTCAGGGGTGGATGAAAGAGCGGGCTGTAACTGCCGCCGCCACTCCAAAGCACAAGTCAACCACCGTTGGCCGGGACTACGACCGCCTTCACAAAGAGTTTTTGCAGGCCGGCGGTGACGCAGGCCAGTGCCCGTTCGACACCAATGACCACCAGTATGAGGGCCCAGAGATTTGCTGGACTGGAGACCTCTCAACCATTACTTCCAGCGCGTCAAGGAGGAAAGCATGAAGGTTGTGTACACGACGGCGGACAAGCGGATGCAGGTGGAGGTCGAGGGTAAGGACAACAAGGACGTATTCAGCCAGTTGGCCCTCTTCCAAGAGATTTACGAGACGCGGCGGTGTGGGGCCTGCGATAGCGAGAGAGTCGTATTCATGGTCCGTGAAGTTCAAGGCAACACCTACTACGAGTTGAGGTGCCTGGACTGTGGCTCGACCCTTGGGTTTGGGCAGAAGCGTGCAGACGGAAGCCTGTTCCCCAAGCGCAAGGACAAGGACGGCAACTGGCTTCCCAACAACGGATGGACCAAGTGGCAGGACAACCGTTCCAAGGCCAGCGACGACAGCCCCTTCTGAGGTCACCGTGTCAAAGGCCAAGGACAGGCAACTGCTGGCTGACTACGCAGAGTCTCACGACCGCTGTGCCGTCTGCCACTACAGGAAGCACCGGCCCGGCCGCAATATGGAACTCCACCATATTGTGGGCCGGTACGGGAAGACGCCGCACGACCACCGTGGGCTCATCATGGTGTGCAACACCTGTCACTGGGCCATCCACAACATCGTGCCGCCGCCATTCGACGGACTATCAAACTCACACATCCTCACGGCAAAGGCAGAAGAGGATGGAGAGGTCGATCTTGAATACCTGGCCGGGTGCAGAAGGAGGAAGCACCTTGGCTATGACCCTGAGCCGCTCCCAAAGGCCTACCTTGAGGAGCGACTCCACAATGACAGAGCCTAAGCCAGGAGCCATTCAGGTTTACGGTGGACCGCTGGACGGTGCGTGGGTGGAGGTCACGGACGAGAACAAAGAAGGATTCGATTACATCGTTACCGCCCGGCACCAGTACGTCTACCAGCCACAGGTACATAAAAAGACGAAAGCAGCAATCGTGAACATACCTCGGTGTTTCTATTACGCGGGGGCGACGGATGCCAAACGGTAAGCAAAAAGGCAAAAGAGGAGAACTTGAACTATGCCATGTTCTGAAAGAATTGTTCGGGTGGGATGC